CCACACCCAAGGCGCCCGCGCGCGGAAGATGCGCGTGCTCTTGAACGCACACGAGCCGTAACTTACGGGCACTTGGTACGCGTCCGCGGTCAGCTTGGGCAAAGGTCCGTCCGTGCCGATTTGCTCGCCCGCGTCCAAGTGTAGAAGGTACTGGTTCGACGCCTGGCACACGTACGCGCGCGCCGCGTCAAATGCGAAGTTGCGTGCGTCCGCGAAACTGTCTGTCCAGGGATAACGGACAACCTGCCCGGGTAGACACCCGACGGCCGTGCGCACGAATTCAATCGTGTCATCGGTTGAGCCTGTGTCGCAAATGGTGTAGCTGTCCACAAGGGGCAGCGCACTCTCAATTGTGCGCTGAATGCGGGCGCTTTCGTTCCGGGATAAGACGACTAGGTGCATCATTCGAAATCGTCGGGTGCGTCGTTCAACTTCATGTTCTTTTCTTTGCAGGTTTGGTGCCAAACGCCGGGTTTTCGGAGACCTCGGGCTGTGTAATCCCTCTCACGTCCTTGGGCTCGGGTGTGTTGCCTACGTCGCCTGCTTCGATCGAGCCGGGCGCGGAGCCCTCGGCTAGGTTGCGCATAACGTCCGCCAAAAGTTTCTCCCTGGTCTTAAGGTCCACCTTCCACGCGTCGGACCACGTGTCTTGGTCCGTGAAGCGACTGATGGCTACTTCCTCGGGCGTGAGAACCTGCGCGTCAATGTAGGTCTTGTCCGCCGTAGCCATTGTGCTGATTTCTTGGGCGCGCTCCAAGGCAGAAGGCGTGTACAGGGGCTCGAACGTGACCACAACATCGGCGCAAAAGGCCTCTAAGCCCTCGACCTTCAAGACGATTTTGGCCAGTTCTGCAATCCGCGGCCCGACCACGTTGATCTGATAGCTCTTCGTTTTATCCCAGAACCACCTCAGTGAAGCATCGCCCGTGCTGAAACCGGCTGGGTCTTGGCCAAAAAGGACCATCATTGGGATCTGCGCAGTCGCTGAAATGCGGAATGCAGCCTGTGAGAGCAGGTCTGGAATCCCCGCGAGCTGCATCGGCTGGCGTTCGAAAGTCTCATCCTTATCTATCACAATCGCGCGCAGCATTGACCGATAAAAGTCAATCATTTGCAAGCGGGTCGTAAGCGCCTCGCCCTGGCCAGCCATGAGCTTGTCCGCAAAACCGTTCACTGTGTAGACGGCCTGAGGGCCCTCCACAATCAGAAGCTCCACGCCCTTCCACAGGGTCTCATACATGCGCAGCTGGGGCCAGCACTTGTCCAAGATGCTGTAGTCGTATGACGCGTTCATGTTTTTTTCGCGCTGGGCCGTTCTCGCACCCGGCCAGCCAATCATTCTAGATTCGTGAATCTCGTATGCGCCTTGGGACACACCCACCCACGTTTGCGAGAGCACGTACTTAGAGGGCTTGCCCGCCTTGGGCCCACTGTCGTACCAGGTCATAGGCCACATAAATCGGCGGTCAACCACCTGAAGCCAGTCCAAGGACTTGGTCCGATCGAAGTCCAAGGGCTCGGACGCGTTTTGGCCATCATCGGCCCCGAGCACGGACCAGCCGCCGCCAAACAGGCGACCCCAAACGCACCCAAGTAGCAGGTTCTCGCGCGCGTTTATTTCCTCGAACTTGCGTTCGATTAGCTTGTCGGCTTTCTCGTTGCCCGTAGTGACCTTGTAGGGTAGACGGAATGCCTCATCAGCTTGCACGTCTATGATACGCGCAGCCAAGTCCGAGCCGTGATAGAGGTTGCTCAGGGATATGAGGTCAACAGGGGAATAGCCCCTGAACACACCATAGGAGGTCTTGTCACGCATGGTGCCCATGCCGGTGACGTCGTTTGACCACCCGACCCCAGGCCGCCCCGGGTTTGTTGAGTAGTTGCGCGTATCAAACCCCTGAAAGCCTGTGAGGCTGTCCAGGTGTGTGCTAACGGTTCCAAGGTATCCAGTCATATTAGGTCGTGCGGCCGCCGGAAGTGTTTTAGCCGAGGTTACGTCCGGCCCTGAATTCGCCGGTTTGCTGGGCGGCGAACACTGGTCCGGAAAGGCTTGCTTGACGTAACGGCACGTCCTAAGTGTAGCGAACCTACGGCCTAAGTCAAGATAGGCATGGGTCAAACTCGATTCTAAACCATCCGACGTCAAGCATGGGTGGGTCGGGTGCGGCCGAACCATCAAGCATTTGCACTGGGCTTGCCTTGCCTGTGACCCATTCCCAGGGCCCGAACGTGCCCGCGTAGCGCGCAGGCAAGCGCATTAGAGGGAAACCGCACGCGAGATCGGCGCGCGTGGGCTGATACAGCTCGCCGATCGTCTGCCTGAATTCGATTACGTCTTGGAAGTTCACTTCTGATTCCTTTCACAAACCCAAACGCGAGCTCCACACCAGGCCTTATAGTACCAACCAGCCTCATCCGCGCGTGCGGTGCGAAGGCCTAGGTATTGGAGCTCACTGAGAAGGGCTTTGATTTGGAACATGCTAGTATTAACGGACGTCACGGGGAAAGCTTAAGAGTAAATTCGAGTCCAAGCCACCATTTTTCGGTCTTCAAGGCGCAGGAAATCCGCGAGGTCTGTGCGCAACCAAGCGCGCATGTGTGTGCGTGCGCCTTCTGGGTCGAGGCCTTTTTCGAGGGCGACCTGGGCGGCAAGTTCGATTAGCCAGGTCATTGGAATAACCTCAGCACGATCCAGAGTGCTAGGCCTTGGCATACCATGTAGGTGACGAAGTTGATCAGAATTGACATTAAGCTGCCCTCCGAATAAATACGCTATAGACCAGTGCGGTATTGTACTGCTTGCGGGCGTAGGTGAGGGCGTTGCTGAAGTTGGCGAACAGCTGTTCGTTTTGTAGTCCGGTGGTTGTGGTGATTGTTACCTTGAACATAGTAGTTCTTTCCTTGCACGAAGCGTGCGCGTCTAGAAGCTTCAGCGGCTTAGTTCCGTCAAAGATACATAGATCTGCTGAGCCTGCTCGGCCAGTGTCAAAGCTGTTGGTTTACACACATTCACCTGACGCACCCCGAAGCGCAAACGCTTGACTAAGGCGACGATTAAAAGGGCTTGGACTACTACTGTGATTGTGAGTGCGATCAGCATACTTGCTCCTGTGACACTTGGATCATACCATTTCAAGAAAGGCCGCTAAAACCCTATGACAGGCCTTGCAGCCACTACGCAGAAAAGTCACGGTCGAGAACAATTGACCCAAAGTACCGTGAGGCTATCAATGCTATGAGGTCCATTTCTGCCTGGTACTTCTGCGCCAGTGTCTCAAGATCGCAAATAGATAAGCCGAACGGGTTTTCGGCCTTGGTTCCTTCTGCCTTGGCTTTGAGCTCGTTGTATTCGAGTTGCTGGCGCTCGGCTCTCATCTGCTTTGCACGATTACTCGAGTGACTATAAGCGCTTTTGAGTGTGTCATGCTTACGCAAAAGATAACAGTAATCGTCAAGGCCGGTTTCCAAAATCGTTGCGCGCCTATATGTGAGCTGGGCTTCAAGCCAGTCTGTGTTTGATGCTGTTAGCTTCACTTCAATTTGCATGGTTGTATCCTAGCACGTTAACGCCCGTCGAACGGACTCAAGAACCCGGGCTCGACTGGCGGCCCGTTGTCGTGGCGCAGCGTGCTCTGTAGGTAGGCCCACATCGTGGAACGGTTTTCTGCAAGGTAGGCCAAAGCCTGGGTCGAACTATCGACCTGGTCGTCGTGCTTCGTGCGAGGAAAACCAGTCATCTCAGCCAGGTAGCTTGCTACCCAAGGCGCATAAGAATCAGGTGGGAAAAGCACATTACCAGATTTGAACAGATAAGTAATTGAATTTGCTCGGGCTATCTTGCCTCCAAGCGGGTTTACTTCAATAACGCCCGAGAAGTCCCGCTTAAGCGCTTCAATGACCGCGGCTCCGTTGGCCTTGTCTTCAATTAGTTTCTCACGCACTTGGGGCCAAGTGCGAAGTAGCTGCTTGCATATATTCACAGTCTCACTGTAACCAGCAAGGCAGGTAACATTCGCCAAGGGACCGTAGAAGTTTACCCCGTCTGAACCCCAAATTTGCGCGCTTATATTGTCGCACCCGACCCTGTCCTTGAACGAGCAGTCCACGCTCAAAATGACATTACTCATCTCGGGCAGGACGGTCCAGCGCCTAAAGTTGGCGACCTTGAAGATTTCCCCTTCAGGGTTGGCGGGTTCCTGCTGCAACTGCGCGCTTGCGTAGATGCCTAGAGCGTTCTCGAGGGCTTGGACGCGCTCTTCTGTGTAGACTTCGGGCCAGAGCAGCTGCCCGTCAATCGTGCGTGGGTCGCCTCCCACAGGCGTGATGCATGGCTTGGCCGCGTTGTAACGCATGGGGAGGCGCAAGACGACGGGGTTGTCTGTAGTCTGGAGATACCCAATTAAATCATCCTCGTGGAGCCTCTGCATCACACCTAAATAACGTGGCTGTTCCCCCGGAATGTTTCTAGTGGACATTGTTCCCCGCCACCATACAGTGTTGACATAATCTAGCTCTGTCTTGGTGGTCGAGGCGTTCCCCATGGCCTCGCTTGGCTTCAAAGGGTCGTCAAAGATACGTATGTGTGCGTGTTTGCCTGTGCCTCGGCCGTGAACAGTAGAGAAGTAACGAAATCCCCCT